CACCTTGTTACAAGGAAACTGCTGCCGGCAAAGCCGAAGCGAAACTGAAGAATCGGTTACAGAAATATAAGCCCGCGCATAATGGCGGTCCATGTGCGGCATGCTTGCACTGGATCGGTCGCTGCGGTCTCGGCCTGCCAGAAGGCGGGTCAGAATATGCCCGTGACTGCTCTGTGCTTTTACTTCAAAACGAATTATGCGAAGCCATCCCTTCTTGAATCCCCTTGAAGCGGCCCTTATCCGTTGGATCAGCCGCTCACCTCGCATTGGCATGATCATGGTTAAAGAGCACAGTTCGCTTGTGAGCTGGATCGTTCGCGATGAGTCTGATCTTTGCGTCGCTGATCTTCAGCAGGAAGATGAAGACTTTGAAGAGCCGCCTTCGATGCAGTTCGAGCGGCTTTACCATGCACCTGACGCCCAGCGTTAGACCTACATGTACCTGCCAAGTGCAGGGGTGGGGTCCTTTGGCGTTCACCCTGTGGCCTGGGGTGTCGAAACCTATTTCAAACCTTGGTTTTTCAATGGAAGAATTGTTTACTGGGATTATCCGTCCCTTGACTGCCGAGATGCTTTGCGAAGAGCTGAAGCCATGGCAAATCGAGACCGGCAAGTCTGATTTCCTTGATTATCTTTATGAGCTTTACGACCGCGACAATGCCGAGATTGGCTTGCGTGGCACGTATACCGGCCTGTGGGAGCAGTTCAAAAATGACACTGCCGAAATCATGCGCGCCGGTCACATTTCAACTGGTACTCTTTAATGCAAAAAATTATTGGTCTTTATAGCCCGGCACCGCAGTCGGGCAAATCAACTGTTGCTAGTGAGCTGGAGCAGCGGGGTTACGTCATTGTGCCATTTGCTGAAACGCTCAAGCTGATGCTGATTCCGATGCTGGAATCACTTGGCTATGACAGACGTGGCGCAAATTATCTGGTCTATCAGGCTAAGCAGGTTGTCGTCGGTGACGCTGGCGTGAGCGTGCGGCATATGCTGCAAACTTTGGGCACAGAGTGGGGACGAGCCTGTATTCATCCTGATATCTGGGTGCGCTGCTGGAAAGGGCGCGCTCAGCAGTACTCGGCCGTGGTTGCGGACGACGTGCGCTTCCCGAATGAAGCAGCGATGATCAAGCTGCTGGGTGGTGAAATGTGGCGCATCGAGCGACCTGGTGTGCCGCATGAACACGGTCACGTCAGCGAAGGCAGTCTTGACGATTTTGACGGTTTCAGTCGTCATATCGTGAATGATGGGACAATTGATGACTTGATCTGTAAACTCCGGGAAATACCCGTGTAGAAATGGCAAGTTTGCGTTACCACGCCGGTCGGATGGTGCTTTACGAGGCGCCACCCGGCTGGCGGGTGCGCATTAAAACCAAGAAAGGCAAACTCGATCTGCCGCTTGGAGCCATCAACCTGGAACTAGCGGTACCAGAGGCAGAGCAGCTTTATGCTGATGCTCGCGCGATCGACGACAGTCATCCATATTGCCAGCAATGCATCCACTGGAAGGCAGTTGCGGCAAGATGTAATTTAGGGTTTCCAGAAGGGAGAGCATCCGGTGGCCGATTCGCAAGAGACTGCAGTGCCTACAGGGGCAATTGACTGCGGCGACGGTTATTTTATTGAGATTGGCGAAGAGCCGGGCATTGGCGAGGTGCGTTATGCCGCCTGCAGCCCCGGTGGTGCTATCTGCCGGTATGCCAATGATCTATGGCAGGTGCAAATCTATATTGAACATTTGAAGGGTAACAGGCCCCAGTGATCCATTCGTAAACCTGTTGTGCGCGATGCCAGTTCCAGTGATGTTGCATAGTCCACCACGTCCACAACGAAGTGTGACCTTTTGAAGCGTTACAAGAAAGACAGGCGGGCACGCAGTTCTCGGGAACCGTGAGCCCGCCTCTCGCTTTTGGCTTTACGTGATCAATTGTAGTGGCGTGACGACCACAATATGCACAGCAGTCATGCCATGCGTCAAAGATTGATGCCCTGAATCGCTGTCTTGTAACTTTTTTGCTAACCAGTTCGACGCCATCGATCTGGTGCTCCATAAGGGCGAGTCGGGCTCGCCTACAGGGTAGCTACACCGAGCGCTCCCAGCTTGGCATTACACGAGGCTGATTATTGTAATGTCCAGCTTCTGCGTAGCTGATATGGGGGATCCCAGCAGTTATGACAAAAACCATCTGACCAATCTTCAGCCCAGGATATAGCGGAAGCGAATGAAGACGGCGAGCATTGACTAGCTCTAAAGTCAGCTTACTTCCGCACCATTCGGGATCTGCAAATCCTGCGTGAGAGTGTTCGTAACCTTCACGCGCACGACTAGATTTAAGGCAAAACATTCCGCACACATCATTAGGCATGTTGAATGTTTCGCGTGTCTCCGCTAATACAAACTCACCCGGTGCAAGCCAGTAGGGATTGTCAGCGCTGCAATGTGCAATTGACTGAAGCTGCAGTTCTGGCGTGTGCTCCACCTCCACCATGATGTTGTCGCCAAGCCTGAGGTCAAGCGATGCCGGATTCAGCAGTTCAGGCTCGAACGGCTCGATCATCCGCTCCTGTTGAATGAGACGCTGGATTTCGGTGTCGTGGAGGATCATTCGGATTTAGTAGTCCCATCGCACCCTAGGACGCCCTGAACGAATTCCAAGATGCGTGAAACCCTTTGCAGCACCGTACCCAAGACTGAAGTCCCAATGCTTGTCGCACCAGTCTTGGACCTTGTGGATGTCAACACCTTCGACGTAAAAGTCAACAGCACCTTCGCCTTTCTTGAATAGGTGCTCACTGCTGCTGGCGCCACCGACCATGCTATTGATGCGAGCGTTGCGATAGCCGCTGGTGATGATGATCGGCTTGTTGCCGAATGCAACCCGCACTCGCTCCAGGAAGGCGGCTAGTTCAGCGGCAATATCGATCTGATACTGGTAGTCGAAGCGCCGTTCCTCACGTCCAAGGGCGAATTCGCCCAGTGTGACGTGCGGTGTCAATCGCGCACTGAACGGCGATTTCGGTGTCAGCTTGGCAGGATCTTGCTGAACCTCAGGCTGCTTCGGCAAGCTAGAGCGCCAGAGTTCTCCTTCCGCGCGACGACGCCGAAGAAGACCAGATTCCACATTTGTACCCGGATTGCGATACAACTCAAGCGCTGCTGGCACTGCGTTCCAGTCGCGTTCACGCAATCGTTTGCTGATGGTCTCGAAGCCGGTAGTGCCATAGAAGCCAGCCCCTAGGTTGTAAGAAAACGAAATAAGCGCAGATTGCTGCCCATCCGTCATCGCCGACCAGTGCGGCACTGTTTCGCCGAGCTTTTTAGCGATTTGATCGATTTCGGTGCGGACAAACATATCCGCCTCGATCACGGTGATCTTGTCGCCACGGCTGACACGTCTGCCGCCTGGGTAGCGAGTGGTGCCATAACCGATTGTCCAGGGATCACCGCCACTGAGAGGGTCTGGGTAAGCAGTGAGGTGACAGCCTTCAAATTCTTTAATGAGTTTTAGCGCTGGGGCATAATCACCCTGCTTGCCGCCTTGACTCCAAGTCTTGAACCAACCCTGCTCGCGACCAAGGATATGCGGATTTGCTTTATTGATCGCGTTTTCAAGCTCGCTTAGGGCCGCCATTTGATGCGGCAATGCTTTGTAATATTTAAATAAATCAAGCAGGCGGATTTTGTTTTGCGTCATCAGTCCAAGGGGCGTGAATACTCATTGCGCCACCGAGGAGGCGGCTGTTGCCGGTTTGCAGTTCAGGGTCAACCGGGTGCTCGATGATGACAGGCGGCTCGATCGCAGGTGGTTGCGTTGCATGCCACTCTGCCTCAGCTTGATCAAGTTTGGCCGGCAGTGTCAGCTCAAACCACCATTGCCTGATGGCCTGTTCCAGTCGACGCTGCCAGCCTGGCTTGCCAAAGCTGATCAGAGCTTTTTTCCTTTGAGCGCGCGCAGAGCGTGAAAGACAAGTTGGATAATGCTGTTGTCTTTAAGAGGCGACAGTGCGATCAGCTCAGAAGCTGCCGCGATAATGATCCAGAATGCTGGATGGGACAGGAAGTCCATGGGTCAGCAGGACGGTGGGCGTACTTCCAGCTTAGAGACCCTTTGTTCAACGGTATTAAGACGCGAGAAAAATTCTTTGCGATCTTCTTTAATGTCTGAATGCAATACTTCTAATTGTGTTGCGATGTGTTCGACGGCACTCGTGAGGCGAATAACCGCATCACGAGCTTCGTCTGATTTACGACTGAATCCCATTGCCCCCATAGCGGCAACTGAGATACTTGCGCCGGCCACTGCGGCTATGACTTCAATCATGGCAGCAATGGCTACTTGACTAGCTTAGCGACCCTGTCCGCGAGTCTTTTTGCGACCGTGACTAGGTTTGCTGCGCTTCCCCTGCCCTTGCCTGGTGAGTTTAGGCTTGCCAGCTTGATGCTCAATGCGGGCGGCGCCTGTCTTGCTTTTAACTGCCATTACCAGTAGCGATCTTGCCAATCAGAAGTATGGCACCACTGCCACACCATCATTCCAACGATGGCGATGGCGAGCAGTGATGCCGCAGCAGCGATCAAGAGGCCCACGGCAGACCGGGAGCAACGGTAGGTGCATGCTGTTGATCGAGTTGCTGCTGAAGCGCGGCTTCGATTTCGGCGACTTTTTCGTCACCAAAGTTCTGCTTGACCCAGCCAACCACCAGCTCTTCAGTGAGTTCAGCATAAGGGATCATGTTGCCGGGCTCGGGCTTTTCAAGGCCGATAGACCCATACGCCGAGCTGCTGTAAGTGCCATCATTAGCACCAATTGTATAATGCACCGTAAATACAACGCCGTCAGCGGTGTAATGCTCCATGTTGGCAATGTGCCATTCGAACGTGGTAGCCATAAGAAAAAAGTGGCGATAAAACAAATTTAGCAGCATCGCCACCGAAAGACACGGCGGATTACCGATTCAAAGCACCGGCATTTCGTACTCCTTGGTTGTGCCGGCGTAATGCTTGAAGATAATGTTTGCAGTGTTGCCCGCCCAAGCTGCGATCTGAGTGATCGGGATGCCCGCCTCTAGCCAGCGACTGATGGCAGTGTGACGCGCATCATATGGACGGTAAATATGAGAAGTCAGGCCAGCGGTGTGAAGCTGAACAGCGCGACACCTGAAGAAACTTTGGAACGCAAGTCGGTCCCAAGGAAAAACGTATTCATCAAACTGTGGCGCTTGATCAAGAATTTCGATGCACTTCTTATTAAGTGGCACGGAGCGGCGCTTGTTGGTTTTCGTACTGTTTTTCAATCCGTGGGTCAGCGTGTAATTCGAGTGAACAAGCACGCGATTATCTTTGATGTCGTCCCATCTCATTGCACGCACCTCGCCTGTGCGCATTGCAGTTTGAAGCATAAATTCTGCATATAAAGCCCAATTTACGTCGCG